ACTAAGATGCCGATGTCCCGCATAGAGAAGAACAAGAAGATTAGGAACGAGCCAGAGTTCGATTGGTGGAACAGGGACTCGCATCACCACGGTGCTAACACCCACAAGCACATGGAGAACATAGACACGGATTCCACGAAGACTGGTCAAGAGGGACTAATCAAAGCAGCATTGAACGAGACTGTCTTGGACACCTACTACAAGAAGCCAACCGAGGCTCAGTTGAAGAGGAACAAGAACCATCCGGGAACTGAGGTCACCGAGAATGCCCATGATAGGCTGAGGCACAATATCGCTGATATGTTTGAGGGGGATGCGAATGTTGACGAGCACATCACCAATCTCTTCCCATACCAAGCCGAGGACAAGAAGTACTTCGATGATGGGATAGCAGGTGGAAAGGAAATGCTAGACCTGTTGAAGAAAAAGATACACCCGGAAAGCGATGTCCTACTGACGAAAGAGGGTCTGTTGGATTTGGTCGGCTATGACGAGAACCTAGACCCGAAGTACGAATCGGGTGAGCATCCACACTTCGATGCATGGACTGAACCCCTGTTGGAGAAGGAGTACATGGAGAGAATCCTAGCCAACCTAGACCACAGAATGTCACTAGCGAAGAAGGAGAAGACAATCAGAAATGCCGCTGGCCCTCTCAGAGTCAATCTCAATGGGCCACACCCGGATGATGTGAGCGCTGCTGAGAAATCACACTACTTCGATGACAATGGAAAACTCAGAGGATGGGGATGGACTACATCCAAACCATTCACACATACTGGTGGTGTTGGAAGAACGGGGTCTACCTATAACGACATCATGCATCACTTCCTCTCTTTCGATGGTGGTGATACATCCCTCTATGGTCACAAAGACCAAGATGACTACCTATCAACCGTTGAACCCCACACTGACACTGCTTCTCTATTCTCATCTTGGCATTACAGGCCACTAGCCACAGACGTTGTAGCGAATAGCAATGCGGTGGAGATAATGTCGAAGTTCGATGCCACCCAGCACATGATTGACAGGAAGAGAGTAGGAAGGAACTTGAAGAACAACTCCTCTGACACCAAATCGTCCTTCGCACCCGGCGTGATGAACTCCGGGCCTAGACTTGAGTTAGGGAGACATGACCCCAAAGATTACCTCAATGAAGTCGCTGGTAAGGGCAAGAGTTTCCAAAGAGACCTCGGTGGTGGTAACTCACCGTTCGTATCCAACGCATACACCAAGTCCGGCGGCACTATATCCGGCGATACATCGGTATTGGACTCCAACGCTCTCAAACTCAGAATACTCATGGCATCCGGTCATATGTCTCCTCCCCACACTCCTTCTACGCGTCTACACGTAGGTTACGCTGATGTGTACAGGAATCCGCTGCTATCACCAACACAGGGCATGAGTCATCCAGAGTTCCTAGCGCATCTAGGAGATGCAGGTAGAGAGACAGGAGAGAACGTACCCGGCGCTATCGACCTATATCGAAGAGAAGCCGAGGGAGACTACACAGTAGCAGGAGGAGGACACAGGGAGTTCGGCGCTAGGTTCTGGGGTAGAGAGGGGGATGAGGGCAAGCCACCCTTGAAGCCATTGTCACCCCATCATGAATATGCAGATGACATAGCAAACCTAGAGGATAGGCTGATTAACATGAGAGCCAACAACCCCAATGACGTCAGAATAAGGGACGTACAGATGGAGTTGGATAGGGTGAAGCAGATTTACTATGATGCCGAGATGAAGGACTTGGACATCGGCAACAGCCCAGCACAAAAGCAGACCAACGACTTTGAGGCCAAACTAGAAGCGGACAAGGTAGCCAAGATGAACTATGGGCGAAAGTTGCTCAACATGGCAATAGAACATGACCCATCTGCGTTCGACCCAAGCAACCCAATCCAATTCCTCCATAACGTGCAGAGGCTGTGGTACGATTCCAATCGTGGACTATGGCACGATGATGACCATGACTTGAGCACTATGGGTCACTCGGTAGACGAGAACGCTACCATGAGAAGCACGGGGGACAAGTTGGGCGCATCACCACACAAGACCATAGCAGCGGCTATGTCTAGCATGGAGAATGAGATTCACTCGGACATGAAGCCAAAGGACGCCGCAGAGATACTCGGACTACCAACGGACGAACAGCATCTCAAGCACGTTGAGGACTACCTGCAAAGCATCAGAACCCTCGGCCCTGTCAAAGCAGCATCTATGGGTCAGATAGCGGCTATGGGTCTCCCACTCCTACCAGACCAGCCGGACATGTTCAACGACCTCGCTGGGATAGAGGACATGTACACGCACTTGGATAACAAGATAAAGGAATACAAAGGCACTCTTAGTGCAGATGAGAGGAAGAGAATCTCACGTAACAAGAGTGGTAACAGAGTCAGACAGCATCTACAAACCCAAATCGGGCCTTACAATGCTATGGGGAGTCTGATGCGTCTGACTCGTCTGACCCATGCTGACGAGATGGATGCATACGGTCTGAGTCATTTCCCACATAGCCAACCTCTACATCCCAGCACCTCTAAGACTGGTTGGAAAACAGAGGCCAACAAGCGCAAGGACATGATGAGCAACATAATCACCTTCAATGACGATGGTGGTCAACTAGACTTGGCAGGTGCTGAGATGGCTGAGATAAAGAAGCCGTTGATGGACTTCATGAATACACGCATCAGAAATCTGGATAGCATGGAGGGTAACACAGTCCACGACTCAGCGGTATCCGCATCCATAGACGGAGGATATCATGCATCACCAACGATAGGTTTTGAGTATGAGAGGGGAGGTACACCAGTAGCAGGTAGCAACCCGCATGCCGGTAACTACCCAAGCGTACCACTACCAGTCTGGCATCATTGGTTCGGACAGGACATGACACAGCAGGTACTCGGCTCTATAGACCCCAATGACCCACAATTAGCACAGACTAATCCAGCGTCATCACTAGCAGACCCTACAACTGGTGAGACGCACATAAACAGAAACCCACTCCAATTCGGAAAAGCGGACATACCAAAGGAAATGCCGCTCATAGACCCGTTGCATCGCATATTCGCGATAGAGGACATGAACCAACTCAGAGGGTTCACTGGTGAATGGGTGGTCTCCACGCATGTAGACGGAGACAGATACAAGGTCACCAAGAAGAACAACAGAGTGGTGATGGTAGATGAGGACAACACCAAGCAATCGATGAACAGCGAGATGAGACAGGCTCTCAAGGAGATATGCAAGAAGGACTACACAATCGACGTGGTGGTAGCAGACGGTGTGATGCACGTCAATGACATAATGATGTACGACGATGGTGACGTCACGGACTTGACCACTCGCGAGCGCGTCAAACTACTCAGAGGACAGTTCGACAGTTATGACCCCGTTCACCTACCTAGCCCCTCTGACATCAAGATAACAGATGAGGTGGGTTTGCAGGATGCTGTCAAGGCACTCAACAAAGACTCGGAGAAGATACTACTCAGAGATGCCAAGTCCACTTACATGAAAGGGGAGGACAAACACCCCAAGTGGGTTCTTCTCGCTAAGGAGGACATCGACTACCACGTGTCGTTCGGCATGGAGATAGACAATGGCTCATTCATCCTGCATCTACCAGAGGACTTGGTGAAGTACGAAATCGTGGACGGTGAAGCGCAGAACCCAATAGCAGCCATAGGTAGTCTGACTGATTCCGATTACTCATTGAAACTAGCGAAGAGCCTACAACCATACTGGGAAGAGCCTCTGCAACTGATGCTCAAGGAAGAGACGGAGATAGAGGGAGAACATCAGCATGACACGGTAGAACCCAAAATCGATGAGGAGAAGATAGAGGAAGAGAGCGCTGGCATACTCAAACCCAAGAAGGACAAGAACCTCCTGCTGAAACCAAGAGAACTGGTCAAGACGGTCACGCTCATTGAAAGAGCGTTGGAGAGATTGGAGAAGAGCGGTGGTGTCAGCAACATGCACGGGCGTGGATTAGGCATAGACGTAGGAGGCCAGATAGAAAGTCCAAGAGGCCCAACGACTCTGAACGCAGAGCAAAGTCTACCGGATTGGGACATGAAGGAGCGTCCAAAAGAGGATATGGAGAAACCAGAGGACTATCCGGGCAGGAAGAGGAAGAAAGCCAAAACATCCTCGCAGTACAACGAATCTGGAGATAGAAACCTTGAGCGTTAGTCGCGTAGCATTGAAGTAGTAAAACAAAACGTGGGAGAAATTAGTGTGCTCGGTAAACAACTGCTCAGACATGGCGATGAACCAATTACCATCCTCAAGGGTGGGAACGACCTCATTGTCGCTGGCTATGCCAGTGTGGAAGTTGTAGACAAGCAAGGCGATGTAATAACAAAGGAGGCATTGAAGGACGCATTTCGGAAGTTCATGGAGAACCCGTCATACAGAAACGTCCAACTAGCGCACTCAAATATACAAGTTGGAGATGTAGTACCGAGTTACACAGATAATGAAGGGAGGTTGTGGAAAAGCGAAGTCGATGATGTCGGAATGTTTGTGGTAGTAAAACTGCGTGACGACATCGAGAAAGCAAAAGAGGTTTCAGCAGAAATCAGAAAAGGCGTTCTCAGAGGATTCAGTATCGGTGGTCAAGCGTTCAAAAGAGTCAGAAAATCTGATGCAAAACGAGGAGACTACCAAGAAATCAGCAAACTGGAACTACACGAGATAACGATTTGTGAAAAAGGCATCAATCCAGAAGCAACATTCAGCATACTCAAGGAAGATAAAGAAAACACGGAAGTGACAAAAATGACAGCAGAAGACAACAACGAAGACATGACAAAACAACTGGGAGACGTACTGTCCCGCTTGGAGAGCCGACTTGACGACATGGAGAAGGGAGAGAAACCCGCATTCTTGGAAGACAAGAAAGATGACGACAAGAAAGACCACGACAAGGACAAGAAGGACAAGTCCGAAGACGCTCCAGTCGAGGGAGAGGTCGAGAAATCAGAGTACTCTGATGTAATCACTTCCGATTACCTCAACTGGATGGAGGACACCCTCAAGAGCGGCGGTGTGGACACCGTTGCAGCAAGGGAGCACTTCGACAACCTAGAGAAGCAGAACATGGGTTCTACTTCCGAGGAACTCGCAGCATCCGAGACCCACAGGACTGGACAAGTCAAAGGCAGGGCCACAGAGAGCGGCAAACCATCCACTGGAGCAGTTAGCCGAATGAACTCTGGCAAAGTCGCAAAGTCTGACTTCATCGACCCATCCGTTCTATCAGACGCAGATGTCGAGGCCGCATACGAGGTCTACAAGGCAGCAGCACTAGAGAACGAGTTCAAGGGAAGCCTTGAGCAGCAGTTCGCTTCCCGCTACGAGTCCGAGAGGGCAGCAGAAATCGCAAAGGCTGAGGCCGCTGCTTTCGACGCACGAAGCCCACTCGCAGAAATCCAGAAGTCAATCGCTGCTCTAGCAGAGAGAATCGACTCAATCGGAACACCAGCAGAGACTGGAGACACTATTACCAAGAGCGACGAAATATCAGCAGTAGTCGTTCCTAGCACGGAGGACTTGGCGAAAATGTCATGGGATGAGGTACATCACTTGGCAACGAAAGCCTTCAACCCGGAGTGAGATACTCAAGGAAAATAAAAAAGGAGATGAAGAAAAATGGCAAGAGACTACGTACGAACAGTAACAGACATGGAGCGCTACTACTATGGCGCAGGGAACGCAATGGGCTACTCATACACTGGTAGCGAACTACTCAAGGCTGACAGCCCAATGCTGTCATCCACCGCTGGAACATACCAAGCAATCTACGGACGCAAGGTATGGTCGCAACTGAACCAAGAGTTCAACGCATTCAGCATACTACCGAAGAAACCGTGGGACAGGTCGGGATGGCGTGTCATCACTGAGAAGCCTAACGCTGGTGCAGTGCACGGTGGTGTTGCAGAGAACGCAACCCTACCAGAGACTGTGAAGCCTACCTTCCAGCACGTGGCTGCAAAGCCCAAGACCATCGCTCACACCTTTGACATGTCAGAGGTAGCGGTCTTCCTAGCAGACAAGGACGACGGAATGGGAGACATCCGCTCTGTCCTAAAGGAAGAGATGGGCAAGCACCACGCAGAGATGGTCAACGGAATGCTACTATCAAGCGTTGACACCCCAGCAGGGAACAACTTTGAGTCCCTTGACAGGGTTACATCCAACGCTGCTCTAATGACCACAGGAACTGGTCACGTGAGCGCTAACGCAGACCACGACATCTACTCAATCAGCAGGGCCAACAACACTTGGTCGGATGCAGAGGTCGATGTAGACTCCAGCGATGCTGACAGGGTTCTGAGCCTAGACCAACTAGACCTACTCTTCCAGAAAATCTGGAAGCGTGGTGGAAACCCGAAAGTCATGCTGACTGGATATGACACTCTAATGAGACTACAGCAACTGCTACAGTCCCAGCAGAGGTTCATGGAAGAGAAGAGAGTCACCCCTACCTACAACGGTGTGAAGGGTGTACCCGGTATCGAAGCAGGGTTCATCGTAGCAACCTACAACGGTATCCCAATCATTCCAACGAAGGATATGGGAGTAGACACACTTGGTAACCTCAGCAAAATCTACTACCTAGACACTGACTACCTACACTTCTCTACGGCAATACCAACCCAGTACTTTGAGTCTGGTATCGAGACTGGTGACCCGTTCGCCATCAACAGACT